CATATCACCTTTGAGCATCTTGATGACGATGGCGCGGTGGATTTCCATAGCGAGAAGGCTGGTAGTCGAGATTCGTCTACCGGGCTTCATACCTTGGCTGATGATGAGTATTTCAAAGTCGGTTTCCTCGTGAATGGTACGAGCAAGATTACGCCGTTTGTGAACGGTGTTGCGAAGACTGCTCACACCACGCAGATTCCGATTGTTGCAATGACACCAACTTTAGTCTGTCACTCCGCTGGTACGACTGATCCGATCCTTCATGTGGATTGGGTTGCCTGTATCCAAGCTGAGCAGATTGCTAACTAACCTGTGTTGTTTGGCATGGTGCCGGGTTTTCCCGGCACCATGCCTCTTTTATGGAGGGGAATGAAATGGAAGAGTTACTTGAAATTTACGGTGGGGAAGTACCGGAAGAGATTGCAGATTTGTATGACGAGGTTTTGAACCTTTATCACAAGAAGGCAAATGGACCGCTTGATCTTCAGACAAGTTGTCTTGTGGCCGTACTTGCAACAAGGCTCATGCCTTCGACTAAGCCGACTAAGAAGACTGAGAAAGCCGCTGTATGAGTTTCGTTCAGAACCAGGCCGTTACTGGGTTCACATTTGCGATGGTGAATAAGGATACCGGTGCAGCTTTGACTGGCGTTGCTGGGGCTATTAGTAAGTATGAAACGATTGATGGTGGTACGCAGGCGTCTTTGAGTGGGACCATTGCCGAGGAAGGCAATGGTCAATACTCTTTGAACCTGACGGCTGCCGAGATGAATGGCTCGATCATCGGGTTGTTGTTTACTCACTCCAGTGCGATACCAGTCCAGTTCACTATCAAGACCACTGGCGGTTCTACTGCTAGTACTACCGAATCAAGTCTGTCGCAGACGTTGACAACGCTGCGACAGGAGGTTGGTTGGTACTGGTTGGGTGAGAGGACCGCTGCTAATTGGTCTGCTGACGAGATTACACAGCTCGATGATATTATCCATGCTGGATTACGTCAGTTCTATCATCCGCCGCCGATCGGTGGTGGTCCTTTGTCCCACAAGTGGTCTTTCTTGGAGCCGACAACGACTCTTACCACGGTTGCTGGTACTTCGGATTACACCCTTCCTGCTAGTTTTGGTGGGATGACTGGACCATTAACTTATGCCGCAGCTAATAATCGCTGGTATCCGATTGAGATTACTAGTGAACATCGTATTAGGATGTTGCGGCAACGAGATTTTAATACGCTCAACACGTTCCCCTTGTCTGCTGCTGTTCGGGCACGTACTAGCGATGGTAGTGATGGGCAGCGTTTTGAGATCTTGCTGTGGCCAGCACCCGATGCGGCTTATACGTTGTCTTATCGATACCATGCTTTGCAGATTAAATTGTCTGCGTCAAATCCTTATCCTTTGGGTGGGGAGCCCCATGCCGAAACGATCTTGGAGAGTTGTCTTGCGATAGCGGAGCAACGGCTTGAAAACCAGGCTGGGGTTCACACGCAAAAGTTTCATGAGCGACTAGCTGCTTCGGTCTCTCATGATCGTCAACAGTTTACGCCTGAGAGTATGGGTTATAATTCAGACAAGTCTGATGGTAATGCACCGGCAGAAAATGAATACCGTAGGTTCTTTGGGACTGATGTGGATTATGACGGTACAATCTTTTATGACACGAATCCTTAAAGGTGAATTATGAGTACGAGTTTTGCAAATGACTTAATTGAGTCGGTGACGATCGGTGATGCGGTGGGAGATTCTTCCGCGTTCGACTTTCGTGGTTTTCGTTACGGATATATCTATATGCCCGATAGCACTAGCGTCGGAACGATTACTTGGTATTCATCGGAGGACTTTGATGGGACTTATGATGTTTGTCATACAGGCAGCGGCAACATTACTTCAACGGTAGCGGCCTCCCGGTCGGTGCCAATGCCTACGAATCTTGTCGGCGCACGTTTCCTGAAAGCAGTTGGGGATAACGCCGGTACATGTAAACTTTCACTTCAATCTTAGGGAGAACTTGATGTCGCATAAAGTCTTACAGGAAATTGCCAGGAGTACTGAACTGGAATTGCTCGATCCGGGCAATGCTGGAACGATTGGTCTGGATCGTACGATGGGTGTTTGTTCGGTCGTTACGGCTGCTTCGGAAACTCGTAAGATTGGCAGTCCTCAGCGTGTTGGGATTATCATTACTGTTTGTCTGAAGACTGACGGTGGTGATCTTGCCATTACTGGTGCTGGTGGAGAAATCCTCAACTCTGGTAGTGGAACTGAAACGACGGCTACCATGGCGGATGCTGGTGATGTGTTGACGCTAATCAGCGTTAGCAAGGGTTCCAATATCGTCTGGGCTATTCTCGCAAATCATGGAGCAGCACTCTCCTAATGTCTAGGCGGAAGACAAGGTTTGATATGCCTTGGCCCGTCAATGGTTTAGTAGATGTTGTTGCGTACGAAAACCAACCGCGTGGGTCAAGCGTAGACTTACAGAACGTGCGGGCTTTTGATCCCGATACGGGTCGCTCTCGCGGTGCGCAGCGGGCGGGGTTGGCTAAGTACGTCGATGCTCGGACTGCCGATGGACAGATCCAAGAGCTTGGTCATGTCGTGGCTAGGGCTGTGGCGACCGGGCAGACGGCTTTGACGCAGCGGACCATTGTCAATTACGCCGTGACCAACGGAACTGTTGCTAAGTTTACTTCTAGTGCTTTTACTACGGCCACCAATGGCAGTGGTGCTTTGAGCACCACTGCCCCTGTTATTTTTAGTGCGCAACTGAATGGTGCTGTGTACTTTGCTGATGGGGCAAACGAAAAGAAGTGGACTGCTTCGACTAATACGGTTGCAGCTTGGGTGGCGTCTCCGGGTACTTTGCCTGCTAGTGGTAGCGACCGCCCTCGATTGATTGAGACCTGGCGTGGTCGTATTGTATTAAGTGGCCTTAAAGGTGATGAGCACAACTGGTTCATGAGTGAGATGGGGGATGCTAACGACTGGGATTATTCTCCTAGTACGGCAAACGCCACTCAGGCGGTTGCCGGTAACCAACAGGACGCTGGGAAGAGTCCTGATATTATCAACGGGATGATACCGTTTTCTGATGATATCTTGATCTTTCTGGGTGATCATACGATTTATCAGATGACTGGCGATCCGGCTGAAAGTGGTCGTATTGATTCAGTTAGCACGTCAATCGGTGGTGCCTGGGGGAGAGCCTGGTGCATGGCCCCCGATGGCAGTGCTTATTTCTTCGGGTCTCGTGGCGGTGTTTATCGGTTGGTGCCGGGTAGCAAACCACAGAGTGTTACGCAGGGTTCTATCGAGGAGCGGTTGGCTTCGGTTAATCTAAATACCCATCTGGTCCGTCTTGCTTGGAACGATCGTGAGAAGGGGGTCAATGTCTTTATTACTGATCTTGGTGGTGGCGCTAGTACGCACTACTTCTATGACACTAGGAACAACAGTTGGTGGTTAGATAAATTTGCGACTAATGATCACAATCCTACTTGTGTGCATGTTTTTGATGGCGACGCGGTTGCGGATCGAGCGGTTCTGATCGGTGGTCAAGATGGGTATATTCGTAAGTTTGATCATGATACTCCTGCTGCGAACGATGATGGGGTGGCTATTGACGCTTATGCTTATCTAGGTCCGATTCAGTTGCAGAATCGTCCTAAGTTGATGTTGACGGAGATGAAAGGCGCAGTGGCAACTGGTAGTAATCCTGTTACCTGGGACTTGTATGCAGCTGAGACAGCGGAGGCAGCTAAAGCCGCCTCTAGTAAATCCAATGGTACGTTTGCAGCCGGTCGTAATCGGAGCGATAGGGCTCGTGTTACGGGTCATGACATCTTTGTTCGATTGAGGAATAATACGTCGGGTCAAAAGTTTGCCATGGAGTTTTTAGGAATTGAACTTAACAGCTTCGATGGACCGAGGGCACGACAATGGTAAACTCCCCCAGAATCCCCAGAGGTAGTGTGCGAGAGAGAAGGTTAGCACAGTTTCTAACCTCCGATCTTGATCAACATAAATTGGTGCTAGAGCAATTCACTGAAGTTCCTGATACTCGTCCAAGTGCTCCGGTGGTCGGTCGTGTCATATACACGACCGACACTAAAAAGGTGCAGGTCTTTGACGGGGTCAACTGGGTAGGACTATAGGAAAAAACAATGCCACGAACAGATCCCGAGTTTTATCAGTCGACATTTGAGGGCTCCGGTGCCGGGATGCCCGCAGATGTGTGGGGTAAACTTTTGCCTAAGTTTACTTCTCTTGGCGGTGGTGATGGCGGGATGGGTTTCGGCCCTTCTGCTGGGGTCGGGACTGGCATGATGCGGGGGCTTGAGTCTCAGACCAGGCCGGGTATGGAGGGGAACATGATGGCGTTTCAGCGTAAACCTCGCTCTATACATTCTGTCCCAGGACCTTTTCTTCAAACATCTCCCAACACACCAGCAGGGATGGGTTCAGGTGCTCCTGGTGGTCTTCCTGCTCTTGCTAGTAATGCAGCCGTTGCCCAGGTGCCTTTTTCGCCAACGGGAGCTGATTTGCCAGCGGGGAGTATTATGAAACCTAATTATCCAAATCTTAGAGGGCTCCAGAATAGTGCCCAAGGAGTTTATCGTGCCAATTCGTAGGCCGTCGTCGATTGTCCATTCTTCCCAGTCTCCTACTCCCGCTTTAGATCGTGACGTGCTTCGAGGTCAACAGGCCTCCATGGGTGCGAAGCGTATGGGTCAGGTTGGTTATCGTGCTGCTGGACAGGGTATTCGACCAACGTCGCAATATTTCGGATCTCAATCTAAACTTAATGGGTTGCAGAAGAAGTCGGCTGGTCCTAACGATCCGTTGTGGGGAGACGCGTTTGATATGAGCCAGAATGCGGGTGATGACACTGACATGGCGTGGGACGGTCCTGACCCGAAACCGATAGGCGGTCCTCGACCACAACCATTTCCTCAGCCGCAGCCTGGTGGTCCTCAACCGCAACCGTCACGACCTAATACTCCGTGGATGCCCGGTGATCCTCTCCCGAGTCCTTACCGACGACCGGTAGGCGGTCCTCGACCCATGCCTGGCGGTCCTCGACCTAATACTCCGTGGATGCCCGGTGATCCTCGACCGAGTCCTTACC